TTACTTACTTAAGGTAAGCTGCACCGTGCTAGACCAGCACGGCCACTCAGCCGGATTAATCACCGGCGAAAAAGTAAGGCGATAGGGACCACCAAGGGGCTCAACAACCCTAACAATGGCATCCCAATAAGTCGCTTTACCACGGCACTTCTGGTAATTGTCTCCATCGGGCCTTGCCCTAAGAGTTAATGTCCCAGAAGAGAAGCTCCCATGTAGGCTACAAAGAACGACTGCGTAATTGTTACTCAATCGCTTCCGTAGCTTTCCCACACGAGGTGTAACCACAGAAACTCCATCCTTGTCCAACGTCAGCGTAGTCTTGCGGGGCCGTACCTTCCGGTACGCTAAGCCCCATGGGACACGCCCTGGCAGTCCAAGAACAGATAGCGGCACCTTAATGCCCGCATCATCACTTTCCATTAAAGGTACGTAATAACGCGGGACTAATTTGAGGAGGAGCCCGATAGTATTCTTCAACAGAATACCGTGGGTTGAACTCCATCGCATTAGCCGGTTTAACAAGGAGAAACGAGCGCCAACCGTCAAGAGGGTTTTGCAATAGACCCCCCTGATGTTAACACCTGCGTACCAGTCGGTACCGCAGGATTCTCGGAACGGCCCTTCATTGAAGGACTTCTCACTATTTACCGAAAACCCAAGCAGCGAAAGGATTCGAGTGACCATTGTGTACGCCTCACGGCGGACAATGATATCGTCTCCAAATACTGCCCAGTTATCATTGACACCATCTGTCCTCTTCCGAGGAGTGATGCCAAGACAACGGTAAACGGCGAGAACGACACATGTGAAGAGACAAGTCTGTAACGGGAAAGTGTACCCATTACCCATGGTCGAAAGCATGTGGAGTTCGGTCTTACTCCCGTCAGGGAGTTCGGTCGAATCACATCTAAGACACCACAGCGTCGTGAAGACGTCCTGTGGTAACATGTACCTCAACATTTCAACTGACAAGGAGTCAGAAGCACTGCTAAGGTCGATTGTCCCAAAGGTCTGATTTACAGACCCCACGCGTGAGAGTTCACGATTGAACTCTGCCTGGACACGGATGTCCAGGCCATATGCACGCAACCGCTCTTGAATGACACCACCCACCCCTAACTGAAAGAACATGTTAAGGGTCGGCTCGGTGCATGTCGTGCGGCTTATGTCAACATTCTTCGGAACCGTTGACATTCGGGATCCTTCGACTTCGCGGAACCCATAGACGGATTGGCGCAAGATCTCAGCGCTTTTCCACCATGTAGTATCCGAGATTGACCGCTGATATAGCGGGACGAGAAATCGAGCCTTGTGCGTATAAGTGAGAGTTGAATCGAAGTGCTTCGTGTAGAAGTCTTCGCCTCTCGCTCCGATGGAGGCACCGGGACCAGAACGAGCATGATTAAACACGCTGTTCCAATCCAAAATGTGCCCAAAACCGGTAGGGTGAAAGAAGTGATAGAGCAGGTTTCTAACCTCTCCGATACACATCCATTCCCATTCGTGCATAGACTCAAACCTGAACCGAGCGCACTGTTCATTAACAGATGCGAACTTCGCGAAGGCAGCTCGATCCGCGGCTTCGTTACCATCATCTTCGAATTTCTTCAAAAAGGAGGCAAGCAAAGCCTTAGATGCGACCTCTGCGGACTCAATGACGGAGTCATCGGGCCAGTCAGGTCTCGCTGAAGGCAAGATAAAAGAGCTCGGGCGTTATCTGCCACGGGAACCTCATCTACAGTAGGAGTAACGTTATTCGGCCGAGGCTTAGGAAGCCAGGACGACCGACGCTACGTCATTCGTATAGTCCGCCACCTCGACGCCAAACTTTGCAGTAAGGCAACCGAGGACGGCAGCTATCAAATAACGCAGCCACATCTGACGCGGGCGCAGGTTAGCCATTACAGCGAACCAGCGTTGACCGTGTCTCCCAATCCAGCACTCTGCTGGGTCAGGCCGCCGATGTGGAGAGACAGAGCAGACCGAACATTCGCGATGTCGTAAGACTCCGCGCCTGCAGGGACCTCGATCTCCGTACGAATGATCATCGGCCGAGACGGCTGGTTAGCCGCACTCAGGGTACCCTTGCGGGTGATGACCTTGTACTTGTTGACGGGAACGTTTCCGTACTGTCCATTCAGCCCGAGCTGGGGGAGGATCTTGATGATCTTATCCCGCCAGAAGCTGATAGTGAACGGGTCCGCAGCGGTGTGAGTACGAACGCCAGCCTGGGTTCCACCCAGTGCCTGAACGTACCACTGCTTCGCGTTCACATCCGGCGCTTGGTCCAAAACGACCGTATGCGTCGGAGAGGTGAGGCCCGTCTGAGCAGAGCCCGTAACGGGTGAAGTAACAGAAATGGTCATGATGACCTCAACGTTGTATTAACCATGAATAAGGCGGTTAATGAGCCTTGAAGATGTGACAGCTTGGATACCAAGCGAACTTACGTTCGCGAGGCGCCTAAACAGATTTGTTTCCGGAAGACTAAACGCCAATGAAGGCGAAAAAGATTCCGGGTTCGACCTGTTTATTTGCGTATGTATCCAAGTGACACTGCCAGGGTTCCCAAATACGCCCGGGGCTGCTTTAGCCCGAAGTCGAACCTTCACCTGATTCCTTTCGGTCCAGGACCACCAAGCACGATTGCTTGATACGAAGGCATACGACTCTAAGATAGCACCAACGTTGCTAAAGTAATCCACCACATAACTAAGAGGTATTAACTCCCAGACAGTAGGCAGAAACTCGCCGAGGGAAAAGCCCCCAGCTTGCATGATGTCTGCAAAAGAACCTTGTTGCCGGACGATAACTTCGCCTACTATGCGTACAGAAGATTCGTACTCATAGATACGCGTGCCCTCCCAAGCAAGACTGGAATCCACGTAGGATCCTGAAGTCTTGGCGGAAGCATGCCAGTTGTCAGAAGCTTTGGAAGAGATCTTCCTATAGCCTATGCCGTTAGCTGCAAAGAATTCAGCTGCGGTTCTGGCGGCGTTATCGATATCATTCACAAGCGGGGCCCATCCGTTCGCGTACTCCAGGTAGGAACCTGAAAGTGCTTGGGACACGGCCTTTGCTCTACGACGGTCGCTCACGCGATTGCGTCTAGCGCTATTAGATCCCCATTTAGAGGATTTAAGAGCGCGTGAGGCAGTCTTAGGGGCTGCCGCAATCCAATCCTTGAGGCCTTCTTTAAGGGCCTCAGCGGGATGCCGGATTGCATGAAGGGTTTCTCGAAGTTCGCCAAGGCTAACTCCGGACTGCAAAGTCCGAAGTTCTCGATTAGCCCTGCGAATCCACTCGAGATAGGCTTGGGTTTGGATGCCAGGACGTGAAACGGCTACAGGTAAAGGGTTATCGGTCAAGTAGACCAACTGGCCCGAACCTGTAAGCTTAGTCTTCACGGGAGGCACGATCACTTCCTTAGATAAAGATCCCCGTTGAACGGAGAGTCTACCTACGGAGCGTGAATAGGGGGTAGTGGCATCAAGATGCTGAGCTACCTGAGCCTTCCATTTCGGGTTTTGCGTTCCGCCGGAGTTGTCCGGGATCGTTCTGTGGTAGCTTCCATCGTTGAGGTTTCCCCCACCGATATAAGTACCCCAGTTCGTGTCCCAGGAATCCGAACGGCCTTTAGCAAAATTCGTATGTTCCCGATCGTTGTTTGGCATCCACGTTCTCCTTAGAACGTTTGGTTAATGTTATGAACTTGATGACCGGGCCAGGTCCTTAACTCGAGCCCGTAGGTTTAACCACCTACAGGGTACAGTTCCCAGCCCCGACTCTTCGCTTACAAACTACACGCGTTTCGTTACGACGTGGAGTAGCTACTAGGTCGCAAAAGTCGTTCAGCGGTTAAGCTGAAGAGGACAAATGGGTCACCCGGTCCAATAACTGAGACTACACGCATCGGACGACAAGTCCGTCCGCGTTACATCTCGAGAGAGAGCTCGTTCACCAAGAACGACGACATCTATTACACACCACCGTGACGGCCTCTTGTCAAAGAG